TTTTTGTATAAATTTGTAATAAAACAAACCCGCCTTATCAAGGCGGCTATAACAACTTTAAATCTTCTTCACTGCAATTAAAAAGTGGAAAATCTCCCCCATAACCGTCTTTGCGTTTTCCTTTGATGTCACTTTCAACAGTTATTACTGTTTTGCTTCCGGTTTTTACGATATCAACTATTGTACCGGGGAGATTCTTCGATTTTATTATAACTTTATCATATAAATTAAACAATAATATCAATCCTCTCTATGACCGGTTATCAACCGTGGTTTACTTTCTGGAGTATCTTTTCTCCAAACAATTCGGAATCTTTTCTTATTATTAACACCGAGATACATAAATGTGCTGAAATCCTCTGTTCCATCCTCATTCTTTTTTATATCTAAGACTTTTGAATTATCAAACTCCGAAGTGATATCATTGAAAAGGCGTTCATAATCATTCTCATTGTATCCTACATCAAAAAATTCCTTGGAATGTTTTGCGCCTGGTTTTAATAGAAATTTATTGATTTTATCGGGATGAATTTCAATTCTTTCACTTGCCTTTATTATACCACTTCTACTTGAATTGTCAATATAATTTTCCGCCGTTTTTTTCCACTCGTCAGCTTTTTTACCGTACATGCGCCTATTGTCTTCATCAAGAAAATTTTCGGACATTCTTCTGAACTTTTCCGACTGATTTTCGGCATACCTTCGTTTCTGTTCGGCATTGTACTGTTCTATAAGCTCCCGCCGTTCTGATTCTGTATAAGGTTTACCCTCGTCAGAAATACCCTCAAAATACGTCGTATGACCGTCCTTACATCTCGGGTGGTAAAGTCCCTTTGCTATAGCTGTACTCATAAGCATATGCTTTCCGTCCGGTCTGCCCCCGCTCCATACATCGTCGATAAGTACTTTGCCTACAAACGGAGCGCACATAGGGCACGGATTGCCGCGCTTATTCATAATAACAAGGCTCTCGCCCCATTCCCTGCGCATTTCCCCTTCTCCGGTCAAATACGCCCTTTTGCCTGCGGTTGACAACGACATAGATATATAATCACGAATGCCGTGTCTCGCTCCGTTCTTGTATTCAATACAGTTTATTCCGGCTCTTAGAAAATCCTTTGCCGCCATGTCAACAGCCTTTTCATATGTTCCCGCCCCGCTTGCCGCATAAACCTGAGCGTTAAATACGATCTTTCGATACTGATCGTTTGCCATACGAAGCACGGCATGCTCGGCGCGTTCAGCGTCGTTAACGGTCGCCCTTATCAAAGCGTCCATTTTACGGGTATTCATTTTTATGAATTCTGCTGACGTTTCAGCATGACCGCTGAATATATGTTTCGGCTTATAACCCTTTTTAATAGCTTCCAGTATTTTTATTTCCTGATTTGCCGATCCGTCGGCTCTCTCCTGTCTGATAAATTCATCTATTCTTGCATTAAGAGAAGCAAATTCCTTGGAAAATTTCTTTTTATTCTTCCGGCGGTATTCTTCCATAACCTTCAGTTGAATGGTCTGCCACATTTCCCAGTTATAGCCCTCCTTTGTTTCTTCCGCGCGGTGGCGTTTAAAGTTGCGGAACATAGACGAAATCAATTCATTCTCAATACGGGCAAAAGCTTCGCTGATATCGTAATCAGGCATATTTTTTATACCTCCGGTTCAATCGTTTCAGAATCAAACGTATCGTCATTAATCAGAGTTTCGTCAATCTGCGCTATGCCCTGCTCTTCCTTAAGTCTTTGTATCTCTTCCGCTTTCCATTGCTTGTCCTTACTGTCCCCGTACAGTTCCTCAACGCTTGCCTCGATACTCATAATACCTCCCTGCTTGGCCTTTGATACCGTTTCAACCTGAGATTCAAACGAAGGGTTAGCATATTCTCCGAACGGAATACTGACTTCGACTTCCTCCGGAGCTTTTCCCAGAGACATAATATACGCGTTTATACAGGCGGCCGCTAATTTAGGAAGCTGCTCCTGCATAGCTTCAACTATAGCGTTTCTTGTATAAAGAGTCGCCTTTTCTTTTTCTCTCTGCGCCTCTGCGTTATCAAGCTTTTTTACGTCGATTCCTAATGTCGAGGGGCTTATAATCCCCTGCAAGCACAAATCAAGCGCGGTTACATAGCTTGCAAGATAGCTGTCGTGGGGAATGTCGGGCTGCTTTACTTCAATACCCGGTCTTCCGTCCTCGGCAAACGCGCTTGCGGTCTGAATAAATCTGTTGTCAAACGGGTTTGGTTTCAACAGCGTTCCGTTATTCTCATTTTTCGGGATCATATCCTCCGGTATATAGGTTTTCGACCTTCCGGCACGCAGCGCGTCCATCCACTGCGACCATACCTCGTCAAAGGCGTCGAAGCTGTCCAGCTTACCGTCGAAAATACTTCCGCCTCTGTTTTTATATTTTGCGCTTTCAAATATTTTAAAGGGTACTGCAAGTATCTGCGACCTATCAAACGCAATAACAGGTTTAAGATCGCTAAGAGCTGAGACTGCGCTCATATCAACGGGCTTACCATCACAGCAGAGCTCGCTTTTTATGTAACCGAAGCCGTAACGCTCACAAAGTATATATTCTCGTCTATGCTCCCTGAAAAGCGTTTTGAATACGACCTCATGAAGTCGTCCGCGTCTGTATACAAGCTCTATTCTTTCGCCCGGATACCATTCAAGCACAGGATATTTGCTTATATCAGAATCCATTGTAATCTTGAAAGCGCCGTCGCCGATAAAAAGGAGCTCTCTTAAATTTGCTTCAAGATTTTTTCGGAAACTGTTTTCATTTTCGATATTGCTCCATATATCTCCATGCGCGGGTTTTTTAAACTCAAAGTCGTTCATATCTGAAAGAGTAACCGAAACAAGCGTTTTGACGATCAACGACGGAAGTCCTGTATGTATTTTACGCATTTCCATTCCACGCGAGCATTTAGACGCCCAAAATTTATATTTATCGGCATATTCTGAAACGCTGCCATAAAGCTGTTCAAGCTCGTTTCCGTCTCCTCTGTACCATATCCGGTTACGGATAGCATTTACTTCAAAATCCATAACCTCGTTTATCTGTATGCTGTAGGGATTTGCGGGCATAACGTTTAGCCAGCTTCGCAGCCCCCGTTTTATATTCTCGCTCAATTTCTGTATTACACCCACCTTTTCACGCTCCTAACAAATACATAGTTTCCGCAACCCCCGTTGTCGCGTCGGGCGCGTCGTCGTGACGGTTGTCTCCGTCGCGCTGATATTTTATCATTGCGCTGTAATAATCCGGCCATTTGTCTTTCCAGTTCTGCGGAAAATATACATGCTCCATTATCCATGTGGAATTTGAAATGATTCTCGCTTTCTTATTTTTCGATTGATGGAACCATTTTACAACGGTCTGATTGCTTGAAATTTTTTCCCGCGTATTGTTGTTTTTTTTTTTCGGGGAGCCCCTGAACCGCCGTTATTACTTTCTATCCTCGCCTTGTTTACCTTAAATTCAAAAAATCTGCCCGCAGTTTCTTTTTCTGTTATTTCCATTCCTTGCTGAGTATAATAAACATCAAGTATATACGCCTCTTTCATATACGCGCCCCAGATTACACAACACAAATAATCGCTTCCTTCGTCCGCCGTATCAGTGTAGCTGTATATTCCCTCTAAAAGGCTTCTTCCACCGCTGTCCTGCGGCAGCTTATTATAGGTTTTAAAGCTTGTATACAGTCGGCCCTTGATATCTATCGGTTCCTGTTGATAATTGGCCGACGCTATATCGGCGCCCATAGCCTTGATTTTAGACATATACGACTTGTATGACAAAACCTCAGGACAAAGCATAGAACCATCGTCCTGCAACGCTTTCATGCAGATATGACGGACTTTAGCTCCCGATTCATAAAAATGCTCCAAAGCGCGGCCCGCTAAATCATCCGAAGCCCAGCGCGTCATAATTATTATAATTTTTCCGCCCTCCTCCAATCGGGAAAGCATAGTATCTGTAAACCATACCCAGTGCTTTTCCTTTGTCAATTCGTTATTTGCCTCCTCGGCATTTTTTATAAGGTCGTCGATAATGAGCAGCGTTGCGCCGAATCCCGTCGCCGTACCGGTCGGAGAAGTTGCAAGATAATTATTATATCCGCCCTCCAAGCTCCATAAATTCATTGCTCCGTCGCCGCGCTTAATCGATACTCCGGGAAACACGTCGGAAAAAACGGGTTTATATACATCGGCTTTAGCCTCCATTATGTCGTTACGAACGTTTTTAGAAAACATAGTTGAAAGCGTTTCGTTATATGAGCCCGTCATGATCTTTTGATTTTTATCGTTTCCCAGCACCCACTCAACCAGCAGTCCGGCAGTCCGAGACTTGCCATGTCGGGGCGGCTCGTTTACGATCATTACTTCGTCGTCAGACTGTATAAAATCCTGGAACTCATTACAAAGATCAACCAAATATCGTCTATCTGCTTTGTAGAAGTCAGGAGCCTTTAAATTACAGTAAGCAAAAAAGTCGCGCCTTGCAAGCTCGATTTTTGCTCCGAGCTTTATCAATTCTCTATCCACTGCCGATCAGCTTCTTTAATTCCTCTGTAGTCAAACCGGCATAAGGGTTTTTAGAATTAATCTCACCCGACAATTCAAGCTTACCGGTATATTCTCCGTCCATTTTATTCAGAGTATCTATCGCCTTGATTCTTGCCTCCGTTTTTTCATTACCGTCAGCCGCTATATCGCTTAATACAATCATGCGGTCCTTTCTTTTCATAATGGCGTTATCCTTAGCCTCTTCCTGAAGCTCGCTATACCTTACCAAAACCTTACCATCTGAAAACAAAGCGCTTGCTTTTACATCGACGGTTGTATCTTTCCATTTCTGTGAAGCAGGAAATGCCTCGCGGTAAGCCTTTCTCTGGCTCATTCCCTGGATGAGGCACTGCACAAATTTCTCATGTCTTGCATTTTCTAATACAGCCATTACAGGCTCACCTTCCTTTCGTTGGGCATAAGAAAAGCCCTGCTAAAGCAGAGCTTAAAAATTATCTTCTCGTATTAGGACCTAACGCTTCTTTTTTAACGTTATGCTCCTGATTCTGATTGATGTTCTTCTTTGTAGTTTTTACCTCTGATTTAAATTTTATTTCCTTTTCCAGCATACCACATCACCTCTATAACTATTATTTTTTGTTTTTAGAATGATATACATAAATTTTTCTTATTATATTTAAAAATAGAGCCTCTTTTTATTTGACATTTTTTGACAAATAGTATATAATAAATAAAACTTGTATAATCGGAGATTTAAATGGATGTAAAAGAATATATTAAAGAACGGCTTGATCCACAAATTGAGTGGTATAGTAAGAAATCTAAACATTGCCAAAAGCTCTATAAGACAATTCAAATTATTGAAATTATTCTGGCAGCCACTATACCGTTATTATCAGGATATTCAGATATTCTATTAATATCAATTATTATTGGCATTTTAGGAATTATAATCACCATTTTAGAATCTATAGCAAAACTAAATAAATACCATGAATACTGGATTCAATACAGATCTACTTGCGAAATTTTAAAATATCAAAAGCATATTTATTTAACTTCTTCTGCGCCATACAACAAAGAAGATGAATCTGTAGATAACTTATTTGTAAGAAATATTGAACAAATTATATCCTCTGAAAATAATCAATGGAAGTCCATTAATACAAAAACAAATAATAAATAAATTCACACTTCTTCATAAGTCTTTATAAAAATATCAGGTTTACATGGATATTTTTCTCCGTTTATGCCAGTTATAATATAATCTCCTTTATTTGCTTTCATATCCCCCTCTAATGTATGTATAATTAATTCTTCCTCGGATATATAGGCCTCTATAATTACAGGTTTTTTTCTGTATTTTTTAATAATCATAAATTAACTCCCCCCTTCTGAAAGGAAAAATATCATGAACACATATAATTTATTCATCAGTCATGCCTGGAAGTATAACAACGGTTATTACAAGGTCGTTGACTGGCTTGATTCTGCAGTTGCAAACAAAGAATTTAATTACAAAAATTATTCAGTACCTCAACATGATCCTATAATTGATCCCGATACAAATGTCGGGAAAAATCAATTAAAAGAATTATTAAAAATTCAAATTCGACCCGCATCTGCCGTTATTATTCTGTCTGGAATGTACACCGCCTACAGTGAATGGATCGATTTTGAAATTGATACCGCAATTTCTATGAAAAAACACATAATCGGCATAAAACCATGGGGTCAAGAACGTATCCCTAAAAAAATACAAGACAATTGTGATCAACTGGTTGGTTGGAATTCACAGTCTTTGATTAGCGCGATAAAAAATATTTAAGTTAAAAATTCTGTAATTAAGAGGAAGAGGATTACTGTTATGTTATCCTCTTTAATTTTTGATTACGGAAAAGCGACCCGGACGCTTTCACGCCCGGAAAGCCTACTGTTTTTCCCGTTGGCTTTTATTTTGGTTTTTGCCATCATAATAATAACATTTTTTATTACGGAATAAAAGGGTATTTCCGGGTGTTTTCGGGTTTATTTAAAAATATAATTTCAAATTCTTTAAGCGCATTTGGATGCAATACTTTTCTTGTATAATCAGAATCCTTACCAATATTTTCAGCAACATCCTCCCAAGGCAACCCGTTGATGTAGTAGTCACGTAATAGCGCGGAATATGTGTTATTCGGCATACTATAAATTTCGCGGCTTATCTTGATTTTCAGTTGCTCCGCCTTTTCCTTCAATGTTTTAACATCAGTTTCATAATCCACAGCCCGCTCAGCATTGCTTGCTACCTTTTGGGAAATAGCTCCATTATGCTGAGGCGGCAATTCGTTGTATGCAGTCGTTATACTTGTAGCCCTCTCTTCACATTGTTCTATAGACCGCTTTAATGATGCTATTTTTTTATCGATGTCTCGTATCTGCAATAAATACTCTTTAGTTTCATCAAGATTCACGCCCTTACCTCCTCGATCCTGAAAATATCAAGCCTTTTACCCGCTCTGATTATGTACCTTCTGGCGGCTCTTGCGGAATCGAACTCCAGGTACCCGTTATCGAGCGTTCCGAGGTAACGGCTGGTCAGCTTATTAAATACGCGGTATTTTTTAATCATATCAGTCTCCTTGACCTAAAGTTATATTTTATATCGTCTATTCTGTCAAAGTTACTGGACTGTCCCGGTCTGCCCTGCGGCAGTTTCGCCGCATGCAACGCTTTTGTCTCTTCCTTTGTCGCTAATCCGTTAAAATGACAATCGTCCTCATAAGGGCAGTTGCCGTTTAAGCAATCGTAAGGCGGATTGCATTTCGGTTTACAATACATCGTTAAATTTAATGTACTCCACAACCGACCCGATAAACTGGGAATTTGGCGGTTGTGATTTCCTGGAATCCCATCTCCCGAAGATGTCTTCCAAGGTTTTCGAATCGGCGCAGTCAAACGCTCTTACAATAGCATGCCTTATTGCCCTTTCAACCCTTGACGGAGTTGTGTCAAACTCCGCCGCTATTTCCGGATACAACCTTTTTGTTATTGCGTACAGATAAGTTTCATCATTAGCGACCATCAAAATTGCTTTCTTCAAGTATTCATAACCCTTAAAACTAAACGACATTCCCATACGTTTAAATATTTCATATATCTGCTTTTCACTGATATTCATTACTCTTTCCTCCTGAAATTTCCTCAATGCTTAAATCCGTGATATCCGCGCTTACATCACAAACATCCATTAAAACGCTTTTAACCAACGACTTCATATCCTCCGGTTTGTCCGTTTCAGCCGTAAGCTGAATCTGCGCCGTTGCCCTGACTATGTAGGTTTTCATTTTCAGACCTCTTTCATTTTAGCCCCGCAATTTGGGCAGTACTTGTATTCGCTGATTTCTACTGCCGTATCGGCTTCTATTGTTACTTTGAAATCGCATTCAGAACATCTAACTTCTGATAAATTGCAATCAATTAAAGCGGTATATATCCATTTTCCGTATCTCGTGGTTGGAGGACCGTATTCCTCGTATTCTTTCAACCATTCCCTCACTTCTGCCATTCCCCACATCGTCATATTGAGGAGAGCGAAAACTCCCTTAAGATCGTCTGTTCCAAATGAAAGGTTATCGTAGAGCATTTCGTCCAGCGTGTCATCGTTCATTTCATTTGCGGTCGCCGGACTGCCGTATTTGCTGCAAATCTCCCTCATAAGGTTGCGAAGTGAAATCTCTCGGTCAAAATCCCTATACCAGCACTCGCCGTCTTTTATAAAAACATGGTTATGAGCCAGTTCCGTCATGCTCATGTCGCTCGTGTTATCGCAAATCTTTCTAAATTGCATTTTAATCCCCCACACTCCAATCTATTGCCTGACCGCATTTCGGACAACAATCAAATTGTCCATCATAATCTATGTCATAGGATGAAGCGCAGCTAGGGCACTCATATATAAGCAAACTACCATCCTCGTTATAAGCTGAAACATTCGGCTTTTTCGGTATCCGCTTGTCGATTCTCTTGATAACATACTCTAAAATTTCTTCTATTTCTTCTTTACTTTTACTCATTTTCTTCGTCCTCCTCATACATATCAAGGTTTTCATTTATGTAAAACGGCTTGGAAGTAAAATTAATACTTAAATGATTTTTCTCAGGTATAGAAATAATCATTGTGCAGTTATTTAAAACTGCAACTTCTGTATCTCCCACTTCCATACTCTGCCCTTTGTGTTTTTCCGCGTACTTTTCGCAAAACATCCTCAATGCCTTATCTTCGTTAATCATTTTCTGTCCTCCTCATACGGAATAATATCTAAAATTTCAAATTCACTATAGTCGTGCGAATCGTCTTCTCTAACCGATATAACTTTTATACTCTCATTTAATTTCGGCAGACCATATGCGTAATATGAAATATCGCTATCGTCCTCAGGATCCGGCAAACTCTCAAGACTTTCTATATCTTCACATTCAACAATTATCGAATGCCGTATGATAGCTTTTTCCTCAATGTCGATTAAATATTTATTCAATTTCTTCTCCTTCCAACAGTTCGGGGTTGCTAAATAATATCTCCCTCATCGGTTACCTCCGTTCCAACCTTTTCCTTTTCATAATTAGCGCATTTAAACAAGCTTTCAGCAAAATCCAAACCCGCTTGAATACCGGCGTAATATTTTTTGAGCCCATATAAATCACGGTCGTAATCATACTCCTTTCGAAGACGATAAGCTTCAATCGCTTGCAACGCTTTGTCAGTATCAATATTTTTTGCCTTATACATAGATTACCTCCTAATTTTTTATCCTCCCTGACTTTCATTAACAGCCGAATAGCTGTCGTTCGTTATTTCAATCTCCGTTCTTGGATTTTTCTTATCCACCTTGCCGCACAGTCTCAGGTCAATGTTGCTGAAGCTGTCGTCGGCAATAATACCCGCCTTTACAAGTCCGTCCAGTATAAACTTCCCGCTGTAGTTGTCGGGATCCCGCCGTATTTTATTTCCAAAAAAATATGTAAGGGTAACAACGGCCTTTTCAAGCGGTTTTTCCGGTTTAGGCCTGCATTTCAGAAATATAAGCTTCGCCCAGTACTTTTTCTTTTCCTGATACTCCCATTTATTTGTCCTCCCGATAAATTTGTTATTGCTCGGAGGTATCTCGTTTATCGTGTATTTCATTCCTGTATTTCTCCATAAGCACGCCATTCCAACAGCCGCGCTTGAAATAATTGCTTTTTTCAGTAGTCACTTTTTGGCCTATTTCACATAAGGCCAGTGAATTTCCGCCAAGCTCGCATTCATGACATGCCACCCATTGAAATCTTCCGTAAATATAACTATTCATATTCGCCGCCGAAATCATTTACAAAGGCTTTTAAATCCTCCAAATTATAGCTGTGCTCCTGTTCAGGCAGATTTTCAGAACGATTATCATAATTGCCGTCCAGAACCTTTGCCATATTGGTATCCTTTATAAGCCAGTCGAAAGTAGCCCGCCAATCGCATTTAATTTTTCCTTTTAAGAAATCACTGGATTCTGCTTTTTTAAACAGTCTTTCAAAATCTTTTAGATTATATTTTTTCAGGCTTGCTTTAACAGCTTTCTTTCTGGCTTCTGAATATTGGGTTATTCTGGGATACGACCTGCATATCCGATTATATAATTCAAATATTAACATACAGTTATCCTGGGGAGCGTCAGGTGTAGGCGGTACGCCGTCTTCTTTACTTTCCTTTACTTTACTCTTCTTTACTTTACTTTCCTTTACTTTACTTTGTTTTATTATCGGCTGATTAACTTCAACTATCGGCTGATTTTGGCTTAAAATCGGTTGATTTTCAAATAATTGCAAAATAGAATTCCTTGAAGACAGCTTTTTCATTTTTTCAAAATCTAAAAGCCAGTAATCAAGATTTATATCAACCGCTTTTCGCTCTACAGTAGCTTGATAAAATTGCTCCTGAATACGCTTAGACGATAATATTCCGGATTTAAATAGGTCGCCGCTAAATAGTTCACACGCCACTAAACCCTCGATTATTGCCATTACGGTTTCCGGAGTAGGAGGATACTTTCCTCTTATAATTCCAAGTATCTTCCATACTACGCGATTTTTAGTTTTCTCATCTCCATAATCAATATAATAGCCTTTGCCTCCATAAATTAGGTCAAGAAGAGTAAGCCATACATCAATCGCTACGGAGCCATATTCCATACGTAAATCCGATAATTTTTCATCATTTGTCATTCCGATAAAGTGAGAATAATAATCAATCCCCTCTTTGTTGAACGCCAACTTATCACCTCATTTCAAGATAAAGCACAAAGCTAAAACGGAACTTCTCCGTCGCTTAAAATTTCCTCGAAGTCCTCTAAACCGCCTATTGCTGCCGATTCCTGATTAGCCGTACTTACCGCCGATTTAGGCGGATCGGCGAAGGCATAACCCGCTGCGGAAGCATTCCCGCCGTCACCGGAGGATTTACTTTCGCCGAAGTTAACATTATACGCCTGAACGTCCATAGAGTAATGCTTAACGCCGTTCTTATCGGTATAATTGTTGTTTCTCAAACTTCCTTCAACAATTATCATTTTACCCTTAGAAAAATATCTGTTGATAAATTCAGCCGTATTGCGCCATGCCACGACATTAATAAAATCAGTCTGCCTTTCACCGGTTTCCTTAGAAGTATAATTCCTGTTTACCGCCACCGAAAACCTGCACGTCGCTATTCCCGACGGGGTTTGCTTTAATTCAGGATCGGCTGTAAGCCGACCCATTATTATTACTTTGTTAAGCATTTTGATCCTCCATTAAGCTTGTAAAGTCGTCTATTTCATTTTCCAAAGCAGGCTCCTGAACAGGCGATTCATATAATTCCGCGTCAATGGGCGCGTTGCCGATCGGTTCTTCAATATTCATTTCTTCCGCTCCGTACATTCCTTCAAAATTGTCCGGGAAAGCCTCTCTTAACGCCTGCATTTTTGCAACCTTGCGTATCATAGTAGCCGGTTTTGACGCCCACTGCGCGTTGATAGTACCGTCCTTTTTTTTGCCTATGTATTCGTCAAGTGATACGGAAGCTTTTACAGGCTTATCATATCCGTCAACATAAACCTCAGCCCAACCTCCTAATAATTGTTCATCAGGCAGCACAATTGTTCCAGTTCTGTTTTCAATGCCGATATCAGGGCTATATACCACAACTCCCGCGTCAAAGCCTTTGTACTTATCGCATCTTGCCGCGCGCTTTTCAAAGGCTGCTTTTCCGGTTACTATTGTAGCCGGTTGATTGCCGTACTTAATCAGGTAAGCTTCTCGTAAAAATGGATTCAAGCCCTGATATTTGCAAAGGTTGATAAACATTACAATCTCTTGTGTTGTAACTTTATCCGCGTCGCCTGAAACAAGATATTTTTTTACGGTGTTCGGACTTAGCTTGACATCAGCGTTTCCTGCTTTAAAAGTAATTTCAAGCGGATTTGAATCTGATTTAGATTTAACCAATGAATTATTTACTGCCATTTTCTTTAACCTCTTTCTCTTTCTTGATTGTTTCAAATTTTATACCGTTATTTCTCATAAAGTTCATTAAACTTATTATCTGACTGCGAGTACAAACAACCCGAAACGAAGCTGTTCCGACCGAATCGGCCGCTATATCTTTTTCCATTCCCGGAATAACTTGCTGTGTATCTGATATCACTGTCGGCTGTACCGGTTTAGATTTTTCTGTATTTAACGCCTTCGCTTGGATTTCCGTTTCTTTTTTTAATTGTGCAGCATATACAAGCGTTTTACTTAAATCGTAATTTTTGCAATACTCTGACAAAATAGCCGATTTATAAGGCACGTCTGAATATTGGTCGTTTATAGTTGCCAATTCCTCGCGGATCCGGTCGATGGTATCTCCGATCTCATTTTTCAACGTATCCGTTTTTATTGTAACGTTTGCCCATTTGGGGTTTAATATTTTATCAAATAAAACGATCTCTGCAAGTTCTTTTACATTCTCATTAAAATACGTTTTCAGTTCGTTGTATTTTTCCTGCTTTTTTATCTCCTCGAACTCCTTGATCTGAGTGTCAATTGCAATAACGGGAGCCTTGATAAGAGATACTAATTCCTTGCATTGCGCTTCAAAGTTATTGTATGGAGCAAGGCATACCGACTTGATTTCCTTGCGTTTGTCCTCAATTGCCGCCGCCAGCTTATTAAGCTTTGCCTTATCGGCCTTTGCGGCTTTTATTCCGTCTTCAGTCACAACGAGATTTTTGTATTTTATAAGTTTTTCTTCAAGCTCTGATTTTATTTCCTCAAAATTGAAATCTATGCTCTGAGGAAATGCGCCAAGATCAGTTTTAACTAAAAAATCCATATATCCTCCTTAAATATCCGGCAGAATTTGCGCCGGCCTTTTTCCCGACTGAAGAGATTCCCAAAACTGTGATTCTTTTTCAATCAGATATTCGATATCGTCCATAACGTCCTTCCGGTCGACGCTGTATTCCTTTACGACTGCGCGCAGCGAATCATTTTTGAAATATCTTATATATGCGCGAAGAATGGAAAAGTTCCAGCCGGTTGCTATAAGTTGGTGAAGCACCTGTATGTAGTAGCTTTCAGGCATTGATTCATCGCTCCAATCCTTCCACTGTATCGGATTTTGAATAGTAGCGGTTTTGATTTCAAGAACGCCTTGTCTGCCAGTTCGCGTATCGGTAAGTTCTCCGTCCAGAGTAGCAAATATATACGGATGGTCCTTATCGGCATACATCCGATATTCATGATATTTTACGTCATATTCAGGGTGGTCAAGAATGAAAAGGCGTCTTACCGCGGCTTCCGCTTCCTTGCCGTATATGACGGCCGGCTTTTCTGATACGTCCTCCCCGTTCTTCTCAACCCCCTTTTTTTTCCCCCCCCGCGCCACTCCTTT